GACGCATAATCGATATTATGACCTTGTAATCGTGCTGACGGAATACTTATTGACCAATTCGCACTTTGTTCTAATAATATTGCAACAGAAGAACCTGCACCTGCAATCCAAGTATCTAATAAATCGGCTGTTGTTCCATCATATTTCACCGTAATCGTGCCTGTAATTGCAAATTCAGAGCCTTGAACATATCCATCTGCTTCACCTGTTGAACCATTAAATCCAACCCTTTGAGCAGGATTTGATAAACTTACAGAAAACGACTTAACCGTTACAGCTGAACCGCCAATTGTTAAAGTTGTTAAATCAAATATAGTCTTTTCATAATCTGTTGCAGTTGTTACGCCTGTTAATCCTGAATTACTTATTACAGGCTTATAACCTGACATAAATTGACCATTCGCTTTTAATCTTCCACCGTCTGCACCTGAATCACAAGCCAAAGTTAAATCAGTTAATACCGCTGAATGTAATCGCTTGTCCTCGTCTGCTATATCTGTTGCTGTTGATGCTAATAATAATATTTCAGCTGTTGTATCTGTTGTTCCACCTTTGCCATGAGATAAATCCGCTGTTACTGGCTCGGCTGGTATGGTTAATGATGTTGTTACTGTTGCACCACCATAAATTAAGCTAAGTAAATTCTGTATTGCAACTTCATTTTCAACTAAGTATTCAAAGTCCCAAGTCCATGTTCCACTTCCATAATGTGAAATCATATCTTCATCTGTTAATGCTCTACGACCTGACCTTTGAACCTCTGCCGTTTGAAATCCTGCATCAAAAGCAAAATCATTAACCGCATTAACTCTAAAAAATACATTTGAATTTGATACAAATGCGTTGGTTGAAGTCCCAATTGCTGAAACTGATTGGTCTTTTTTCCCAATCACTACTTGCCATTCTTTACCTGAATAATTACTTGCCATTATTATCTCCTATAAATGCGAATGTACGCATCTAAATTCCATCTTAGTTATATAATCTTCTGAATCCTCTACTGCATCAAGCTCTGTGGATTCAATCCTGCAATCTAATATTCGACTGCTATCTGACAATGTCATTGTGATATTATCGTGGATTAAATACTCTATTCTTGATACGAGCCTTAATACTGCATCTAATTTTGTTCTTGTTTTTGATTGGTCTGCAAAATGTAAAAAGAACTCTAATGAATATTCCCTTGTTTCCATTTGTGCATTATATTCTAACAAGTCTGTCCCTGTTGGCTCTAACCTTAAATACTGACTACCTGCTTTCTCATCACCAATAAATACAGGCAAAGTATTTTTAAATTCAGTCCTAAAAACAGATTGAATTTTATTAAGTATATTTTGCCAATTATTAGTAAATGTTATTGCCATTATATCCTGACTGCTTCAATTGACCTAATCATCTTAGAATCTTGAATGGATTCACCCACTCCATGAGCCTCTATTTCCCACACATCATTTAACACGCCTGAAGCTGTTAATAAGCTCGTTTCTGTTCCTGCTGTGCCAACTGTTGAAGAAGCACCAAATCTAACCTGTAAACCGCTTGATAATGTTTGGTATTCACCTGTGATAATTTTATCGGTTACAATTTGAGAACCCTTATTAATGCCTAATTTATCGTTACCTTTAACCCATACAGAATATGTTGCTGTTCCTATTTCTCCTGCTGTGGTAATCTGTAATCGAATCTTATCATATACTCCGTAATAATTACCCTTTAAATCAACAGGTTTTAAAGTTCCTGTTGCAGTAATTTCTCTCAATATGCCTTGACTGGAATCTTGCGTTTTCTCAAATCCGAGTTTAATTCCGCCCTCATTGATTTTATCTAAAGTCGCTTCATATTCTTCTTTGAGTTTCAAACTATCTTCATTTTCAGGATCATGTGCAAAAATTAAGAAATGAGCACCTATTTGTGCTGTTGTTCTAATTACGATATAATCATAGACATTCTCATCATTTTTCCATGATTGTCTTGGAAGTGAATTATCAATATATGAATCGAAATATCTCGATGCTTTATATAATATATCAGTAATATGTGTTGCCCAATCTTCACCTGCTTCCATCAACATATCGGCAGGATTTGTAGCTGAATTAAAATAATATACCGTATCAGTCCCTGAATCATAATACCATTCGCCATTAGTATCTACATCAGTACTATTTGCCTGAGCAGAACCCAAATCTGAACCATCAGCAAATAACTGATTAATAAGTCCTGAATTAGTCGCCTTATATCTTGAACCACTATCAACCTCCCAACCATAAATAGGTATCTTAGTATCGTATTTATCTATATTCGGATAAATATCTCTAAGGTCAGAAGAAGTTGCATAAGTCGGATAATTAGCCATTATTGAAGTCCTATAATCTCTATTGTTGTATCAATTTTAGCATTTACACTTCTGCCTGAAATAGCCGTAATACAATTACCATCATCAGTTGTAAATCTATTACCACCACTTTGGGAAGAACCGTAATTTGCACTTACTACAAAATTTGCATTAGCAGGACAATTTGTTAATGATATAGCACCTGTTTCATAATTAATTGAGCCATTGCAGAACCCTGTGATATTACCAAATCCATCATCATAACCAAACTTAGAAGTATTTTGAACGGATAATCCGCTCTTTTTATCCGTCATTGTATCAGGTGGTAATTTACCACCTACTGACGCTTCTACATCAGCAACAGCAGTAAACCGACCTACGCCCCATATATCCGTATCTCCACCACTTGAATCACCCAATACAATTGCAGAGCCTGACAAATATTGACCACTTGTAAATCTTATGTCACCTTTTATTATTGATACTGTTACTTTTTTCTCGAATAAATTTGAGCCTGTTGTATAAAATTGTGTATCTAAAGCATCTTGTATCTTTGCAATTATACCATTTGTTCCACCAAATGTTACATCACTTGAATCTGTTGTGAATGTAATATCCGTTGCACTTCCTCCATCAGCCGTAACCGTAAATTGGTATGCTGTTGATACTGCAAGACCTGATTTTGTTGCAGATGTTATATTACTCAATCCAAGTTCTTGATAACCTGCGTCATAGAATTTAATAGCAAATGAACCTGCTACAATTCCGTTGCTTTCTCTATTTCCTGCTCCGTCTGTATTTCTACCAAACCCGAAGAAATTAGTGGCTGTATATTGACCATTTGCATCAGTCTGAGCCGTTGAGTATTTATCGTAGTCTGCCAAATTATTAAATAATGGCATTCGTATTGCAGAAGCCGTTACATGAGTTGTTGCCGTTGAGCCGTGAGTTCCACGAATAACCGTTAATGTATTAGATGATATTGCTGTAACTTCCATTATTTCATCTTCTACGCGAATTAAATCACCAATATAAAAGTATTCACCCTCATCAACATCTACACCTGTTTCAGAAGCATCTAACGCTTCGGCTGTTAATTGTGGGTCTGTTGCACCTACATTATTTAAAGCCCTGTATGTTAATATGCTTGGTATTTCATTTGATAATTGATAAGAATTTGCAGATGAAAGTGTTGTTGAGCCATACATTTGTCGCATATTAGGTAGATAAATAAAATCATTAGAGCCAATTAAATATTTCTGAAATGAATCAGCACCAGTAGTATCAGGAGTCCCGTCTGTATGAGTCAATGATTTCACAACTATTTCAGCTCCAACATTCCCAATGTTTTTAATTATCAAACTTTTTGAATCTAATAATGTAGCCTGTCCTTTGGCTGAACTCCCAGTAATAAGCTGTATCGGCGTTGTATCACTCCCTACTTTTTGACGGATATTTAGTATATCCTCGTAACTACCTTGTTTAGAAGCCGAAAGTGTATCACCTCTATTTGTAGTAATATTTAAATTTGCGTTAAATCTTGGCATTAAATCTCCTTTAAGTCAAATGATATTTAACTGTCGTTTTAATTGAATAATCAGAATTTGTTGAATCGCCTTTAAAAAAGAACATTACAACTTTTCCTGAAGTAACTGCGGATGATTGAATAGTCATTTGCTGAAAATATGCTTGTTCATATCCTGCCGTTGTAATATCTGAACCATCAGCCAAAACAACACCATTAGATAAATCACCACCTGTTGAAGTATTTGAAGTATCAATATCAAAACTCATTAAATGAAATCTTATTGTATCTCCTGTTGAAGCATCACCGCCTACCCATACACAGCACGCATCAATCGTAATTCCGTCTGGAATATACCATAAGCCAACTACAATATCATCTGCATCAGTTGAAATTGTATAAGATGTATCAGGGTTAGTCCCTGTCCCAAACCGACCTGCTGTTTGTGTCTTAGCAACCCCAAAAGGCACTTGGATATGGTCTGTTGAGCCATAAGTTGAAGAAGAAAGTGAATCAATACCGAAATATGCGTATTGTGTATTCGCATGATACTGATTAATTCCTAATTTTACATAATCATTAGTTGAATCAATTAAGAATAATAAATTGCCGTCTTTATCAAATACTTGTTTTAAAGTTGTTGAATCTGCACTTGGCTGTAATTTACTTCCGTCTTTAGACAAATACAGAGCAGAGCCTACACCATTGCCTGATTTAACTTGGTCTAAATTAGTATCAAATCCATTATTAGAGTTGCTAATACTTAGCCAATCTTTATAAGTTGATGATATGGGTTTATCGGTTAGGCTCATATTTTCTCAATCGTTACATATCCACCGTAGATAATATCTAAGGTAGAATTTACATTAATAAATATTGATAGGTAATTTGTATTTGTTGAATCCACATCTGTAATATCAATCTCTGTGCCTGTATTCCCTGTTCCTCTACTCGTATAAGTTCCGTTTGATATATCAGCTTCATATACAGTAATTGCATCGGTAGAATTTCCGTAAATCATTACATGAGTTGCTTTATAATTCGTTGGAATAGCAACAAAACAAAATATCTCACTTGCAGAGGATTTAACTCTTACACCATAAGTTCCTGTATCATCTTCTATTCCTATTGAATAAGTGGAATCATCGTCACCTACAAAATCTCTCGGCATAATCTTAATACGGTCATCACCATGCCAACCTTTGTATAAATCTGCATATCCTTTATTGGCAAAGTGCATTTTATCCGTTGGAGTTGGTACATTACCATATTCAGTAACATCAAGCCGTCTAATCTTACCATGATATTTAGATAATTCTAAACAGGTAGAATTACCATTATTATCTTGCAATGGTTGGAAATCATCGTTAATTGGATGTTCCATTCTCACTTCTTTTTACCCTTTTTTGGTTTCGCTTCCTTAATTGCTTCACCCAATTTACTAAGTTTAGAAGAGAATGCCACACCAGTCCATCCTGCACACACCATAATAAGTGTGTCAAATAATCCCTCATCGATATAACCCAACTGAAATAATATAACCGTTACTGCGAATCCACCGAACCCAATATTACGCTTCTTGGAATTTTCTCCCACAAATAACCCTGTTAAATTCTCAACAGTTTTATTCTTACCTGCTATCTTTGTAACTAAATTTAATAAATTCATCTGCTCCCCTTATCAACAACTTCTTTAAGTCTGTTAATTTTATCAATCAATTTAATGATTATATTTTTTAACTCGATAATTTCTGCTTTTAAATCACTTGTTAAATATTTAATTAAGAATATTAACGCACCTGCAAGAACACCAACAACACCTAATTCCTGTATCATTGTTTCCATTATTTATAAAATCCCATTAATGCTAATATCGTTCCAAAAAATACAAATACTAAGGTCATTATGCCATTAATCTTTGATATTTTATTTTCATTATCTTGCACTTTCACACTAAGGTCATCAAGCCTTGTAATTATTCGCTCTGTATCCGATTTAATCGCTTTAATCTCCGTCTCAGTTCTGCTCAATGTTGAAATAATCCTATCTCTAAATTTTGTATCTTCAATAGTTTTCATCAATATATCCCAATCCCGTTTTGCTTATTGCCTTTAGCCAAGTGAATAAAAGTCTTTGCAATTGCAATATCTTTGAAAAATCCCATGTCTAAGGCATAATAAAGAAAAGTATAGCGTTTATATCGGTCTTTAAGTGAAATATCAACAGCCAAGCCGTGAGTGTGTTGGTTTCTTGAATTAGATGATACTTTTGCATTATATTCTTCACATCTATATCCTGAATTAATTTTAAACCCGAAACTGCATTTATCTCTTAATAATTGAAGCTTCTCCATAAATGTATCATCCATATTACATACTCCGCAACATTCACATTCTAATTCACTTTTTTTGAAGTTCTTTGTCATCTTCTTTTTTGTCTAACTCTTGCAATATCTCAATTTTGCCGACTGTCTTCCAATACTCTTGTTCTATTAACTTTAATTTATTATGCAAATTCTCTAACAATTCTTTATCCGACTGTTTCACCTTTGCCCTTATCAGTTATATCTGAAAAAGTATGAACAACAGGGGCTGACCTTTTTGTCAATGTCTGCAAATGATTTTCAATAGCTGTTTTAATCGTTCTCTTTGTTGCCCTATCAGAGGTATCTGTATCTAACCAATCTAAATAATTGCCATCTGCATCAGTAATACCAAACACCCATCCAACGAATGTAGAACCATTCATCTTCTTTTCCATTCTAACGATATTACTCGCTCTTGCTTGTGTCCTTGTAAAGTTTGCCATTATACTGCTCCCCATGATGTACCATTATAAAAATTCAAGACATTATCTGTAGTATTATAAATAACTAATCCTGTTGCAGGAGATGAAATTGCATTTCTTTGAGTTGTAGTCATTCTTGGAGGTAAAAACCCGCCTGTAGTTGAAGTTATATCAAGTTTCGCAGATGGATTTGTCGTTCCGATTCCGACATTGCCTGTGGAATCAATACGCATTCGTTCGGTAACTCCACCTGTTGCAAATAACATATTGCCTGAATTTGTCCGAATCCCTAAATCATCAGCCCCACCACCTGAAACAGCAGTTGAGCCTCTCCCAAATACAAAGTCACCTGAATTGCCACTTTCTTGCATTATAATATAAGGTTTATTCGTATCAGAGGATTCAATTGTTAAAGAATCTAATATACCGATTTCACTTGCTTCAACAGTCCCACCTACACCGATAGACTGCATCATTCCGCCTAACATTTAAACCTCTACTATTCTAACAGAACCAGTCGTTGTTGAATTAGATATATAGTTTAACTTAACTGTATCACCTAATCCTCTTGGCACTGTTAAAAAGGTCAATGTATTAGCAGGAAGTAATAAATCATCTGCATTTGCAACTACAATATCCGTATCTGTTGCTGTAAATGAAAATAATATTTCAACTGCTGAATGAATTGCTAATTGTGCCGTGTTTGCACTAATTGAAAAATGTATTGTGTTGGTATCAGAAGCATTTGAACCTGCTGTTCCTGAAGTGGAAACAGTCCATTCACCACCCACACCTGTTGATGCGTTTAGTGTTTCAATTACTGATTTTGCTCTAAAATCTGCCATTATTTACCTACCTGTTCAACTTTGTAACCTTTAGCTTCGTATATTTTTACATATTCGCCTAAATCATATCGGTAGATTATGCCTTTGGGTTTCGTTATTTTATATTTTATAGGCTTCTTTGATTTTTCCTTTTTAGAAGTCTTTGCTTTTGCCATTACTTTACTCCTCGAATGGTTTTTTTAGTGTGCCTACTCCAAATCCTGAAAAAGAGCCTAAATTATCAGCACCTTTTCCTTGCTTGTTACGAACAATACGGTCACTAACCTCTTGCATATAATCCATGTATTTCATTGGCTTATTCTTGTAATAGGCTTTCTGCCCCTTGTCCTCATCTTCAACTAATTTGAGGTTGTTGCTCGGATCGAGTTGAACACCAAATTCTTTATTATTTAAGTTTCCTATATCTTTCATGATATAAATAGAGGGTGAAAAAGTCCACCCTCTACCCATCTATTTAATCAATCAGTTAAGATATTTCAGTATATATTTCGACGCCGTGCAAATCAACTAATTCAGTAACAACCCAATAACCATTTGCCACTATAATTGTTGATGCAGACTTTTCATCTCGTTCACTTTTAATCTCGATGAAACTTCCGCCACCAGTATCAATAAGTCCTGCGCCAATAGCAGTCTTAGCAAATACAGCACCTTTTTTCTCAGTTGCATCTGCACCATTAGGCACTTGTGAAGAAGTATAGAAATTAACACCACCTAATGAAGTAACAAAGCCTGTACCAAATATTTGGTCACTTGCCATATTATTTGCATTAAATACTGCGTTACTACCATTAACAGCAGAACCGCCTAATTCATTCGATAAACCAAATGAACCCCACATCTGCAATGGATGTAATACTGCACTATAAGGTCGTGGTGCATCGTTCTGTTCTAATGAACCAACTGCATCCATAATATCCAAGAATTTCAAGCCATCTGTTGATGTTCCTTTTGAAGTTGTAAAACCATCAAATAATGCACATACAGCATTATCAAATTCAGCAGATACAGTATTTCCTAATACTTGACCTGCTTGTAATAATGCACCCTCAGAAGTACCATGAGCAACTAAATCAGTTAATTCTGCATTGATATTATTTCTCAATACTTCAACTGTATTAGCAACTGAGGTTAATGCTGTTGCATCTTGTTTATCACCCTCTGATCCTGCTGCGTTATTTGTAACACTTGTTACTGCAAGTTTTGACCATTCAGGGAATGATACATTTGTTGTTCCTTTTACCGCATATTCTGTTGAAACAAGTGGAAAAGTTACATTTGCTTTGTTAAATTGTATAATTGCCTTTGCAGTAGTTATGCCACTCGCATATCCTACCGCAACATCTGTATCCGTTTGATTTGTGACTGCCGCCATTACTATCTCCTATTATTTAAGGCTTTCTCAGCACCAACAGGGTCTTTAATCGCAAACTCCTGCCAATTAGCATAACCGCCAAATTCCGCATTTTGCGTTCTCTGATTGGTTGCTTTCGATGTGTGTTGAACCGTTGTTTTTATGGTCTTATTCACATGAGCCTCTAATTTTTCTAAATTTAAGTCTGAATAAATGATTCTATCATCTTCAGGTATCTGTTCCAGTAAACTTTCACGCTTACTCGCTTTATAACCTGCCCATTCTTGTAATTGGCTTTCTTGCTTTTCAATCAATGTGTTCTTTTCCTGCAACAACTCTTTTAACTGACCTTGTTCTTGCATCTTTGCCTCTTTTTGCTTCTGTCGTTCCTCACTAAGTTCAGACATCTGCGTTTTTAAAGCATTTAACTCATCTTTCTGTTGCTTGAAAACCGAATAAGGTATTGAATGTTCAGTTTTAGTTTCCTGATTATCGCCAGTAGGATTGGCTTCGCCCTGATTAGAGCCAGTTGGATTGGCTGTTTCCTGTTTTTTGTCATTTGGATTGACGCTCATAATATAACTCCTTTTTGATTAAATAAAATAATTATTTCTTTTCTTTAATAATTTTTGTTCCCTCATCGCTGTATTCAATGGGTACTAATTCACATTGACAATGTTCCCTGCATACAGAGAACCCACTTTTAGGTTCTCCAATTAATTGAAAATACTCAGCCGTTCCTGTCACGCCCTCACGATTATCACAATCAGGACAAACATTACCACCTGCTGTAACCCATAATAAATGCTTAACTCCTGCATCTGCATATACATTACCGACCGCTATATCTCCTGCACTCTCAACACCATTTGCCATAATTGACTTACTTTTATTTGAGAACGCCCCGAAAATACGACCTTTATCTTTTAAATCTGTTTTTAATTCTTTTAAAATATTAATATCAGATACACCTGTTGCTTCCATAAGTCCTGCAAACTCTTCAATGTCTGCCGTTGTTCTGATTACACTTGCTTCAACGGAAATCATCATATATTCTCGCAAGTCCTCAATATTCATATCCGTAACTTTTCTTTTAATTCTATTGCTAATAGCCGTTCAATCTTTGCTTTGGCTCTGGATCCAATACCAAACCATTCACGCTTTGGAACATTATCACCCTCATTATGTTTCCTGCCAATATCAACCCTATCTTTAGCAACACCTATATTTGCTCT